CTCTTTAAGTCATCTTAAATGACTCTGAGGTGTCTGTTAAACGCGTGGCGATTCACGCAGTGGAAAAAATGGCTGAATTAATGCAGCAGATGGAAGAGAGCTCGCCGCGGGTGGCTGCTCTCCAGTATTGCCTGACACAGCTGGAAGCCAGGTGCGCGGCGCTGGCTGCGGAGTTGAGTTCAGTGCTTACAGACCGCGCTGTGATTCTTGAAGATCTAGATAACACTTGCTTCGAAATTGGGATGCAGAGAGGCGAGAAGGCCGAAGCCTACCCCACGCCGGTGGTTGCTAATCACGACGCTTTCCTGGCTGAAGTGCGGGCGCAGGGTGTGGAGCGGTTGGCGAATGCCTGGTACGCCATTGCAAACGAAACAGACCCAGGAATTAGCATCAGCGATTCATCTCGCCTGAAGTATCGTCAAAGAGCAGATGACGCAGCTGATTTTGCGAATGAAATCCGCCAGGAGGCCGCACAATGAGCAAAATCGACAAACAGGCGCTGCGCAGCACATCCGATCGCGACTGGTTTGAGGATTGGTTTAAGCGAGAATTCCATCCGGATAAGACAGGCCCATATATCAAAGACCAGTTGTTCTTTGCTGTACGGGCTGCAAGAGCGACGCTGCTGGATGAGCTGGAAGTCGCAGATGCGCTGAATAAACATTTGGAATTAGCAATCCGAAAAGCTGAGGGTTGTAGCGAGAAGTTAAGGGAAAAAGCAGAAGCCGCAGAGATGCGGATCGCTGAGCTTGGTGAATTACTCAAGAAGTCTGATGTTGAAAAAAAACAACCTCAGAATACCTTGAGTGACAGACCAGTTTACCTCGGCGATGGCAGTGACGCTAAGGAGAAGGTGATTGCAGGTAAGCGCGACATTCATCGCTACGAGAGTTTTATAACAGATAGAGCCGGGAAAGGAGATTGATATGGCTCGTTTTATCGCAGTTATTCACGGGTGGTTTGTCGACAGCAAGGGCTTTGACGTGCATGAACTGAGCGCAACGGACAAGGAATCAGCCTACGGCGAAGCGGTATTGTTGAAGCATAAGCGAGAAAGCACCTTCGACAAATGCGCCTGCATCGTAGTTGAGATTGCCGACCACGAAAGATTGCCACGCAAGTTAACGCTCCGCGAGCGCCTGACAGGGAGAACTAACCAATGAGCACTATTACCATTGACCCTCGCGACGAGTTTGAAAAGGTATTTCCGATACCGAGTCATGTCATCAGATGCGGAAAAGGGTACGCCTGCACAGAATATAACGAATGGGGTGGGCATGACTTCATTCGGAAATGGGAGGGATGGAGCGCCGCAATGCTTCAGTCGTTCGGTAATTCCGAACAACTCAACTCTCCGGTGATTCAGGATTGCTCTGAAGATACAAAGCGTCTTGATTGGCTTGATGCACAAAACAAAAGGCTCAATGAGTATCACGGCACAACTTACGGCTGGAAGTTTGACGCGAACTTTCAGCGTAACGCAATGATGCTCAATGACAGCAATTATCCTGTTATGTCTGTTCGGCAAGCTATTGATGAAGCTATTGCAGCAGCACCGCAGCAGGAGGTGAAGTGATGGCCGCATTTAGAGACTTCAGTGCGACGGACTGGTTATTTTTCGCAACGATGGTGATCGCATGGTTTTACCTGGCAGCCAAAGCGCATGGCTGGTTTATTGGTTTTCTGTTTCGCCGTTGTTGGCGCTGGTGGAACCGGAAAGACGAGAAAACCCTAGCTATGGATTCGTTTTACGAGGCTTTTGATCTGGCTGATATCAATCCTGGGGATAGCATGGTGATCACCACCCATAGTGGAATGACGATCCGCATTCATCGGCCCGAGGCTAAGCGCGACGTAAAACCGCTTTGACGCACAAAACTCAGGCCTCTTCGGAGGCCTTTCTCTTCAGTTGATTTTGTTGAATCAACCGTCCATACTTTCTTTGCTGACGGCCTGAACACCCGTCAGTGACTTCTGCGCATTTAAGGGGACTTAAATGCGACCACAATCTGAATTCCTCACCTTGTCACAGATGCAGAAATGCACCTGCGATTTCCTGCATTCAGCGTTATCTCTCGGAGGTGGCGCATGAGGCAGCAATTCCATCTCGTCAACGACGCCATCAAGCAAAACGCTATCAACTTCATCCGGGAGCTTCCGGTGGATGCCAAGCGCCCGTTAGTTCTCGACATCAAGGAGATGACCCGCACCCTCGATCAGAACAAAAAAATGTGGCCGCTGCTTAAAGACCTCTCCGACCAGGTTACGTGGTTTGGCAATAAGTACGACTCTGATGACTGGAAAGACCTGATCACCGCTATGGTCGCCAAGTCCAAAAAGCAAGAGCAGCGCATGGCACCCGGCCTTGATGGTGGCGTTGTGATGTTCGGTCAGCGCACCAGTAAGATGACTGTTCGCCAGATGGTCGAAGTAATTGAGGCTATCTACTGGTTCGGAACTCAGCAGAACGTCAAGTTCAGCGAAAAATCACGCCTCGAAATTGAATGGGCAAAACGCTGGGGTGAGCGCAATGAGTAGCCCACTTTCTCGCGTCATCACCAACGAAATCTTCCGCGTTCCGGCGCGCCGCCAGCGTAAGCCCGTGGTTAAGCCGTCCGATATACCGACCTTTAAAGATTACACCGCCCGCTTGGTGGATCAGAAATGGCTGCGTCTCGCGGCAAGGAGGAAACGTGCGTAAACCATCCCGCCGTAAGTGCAAAGTATGCGGTGAATACTTCGTGCCGAAATTCCACGACATCCGGATCCGCTGGTGCAGTCTGGAGCATGGCGCAATCCTCGCGATGCAAGAGCGCGAAAAGGAGAAGGTGAAGGCCGCGGCTAAGCGCGTCAAAGAGCAGAAAGAGGCCGAAAAGGCCGGGCGCAAGCGCCGCAAGGAACGGTTGGCAGAGCTGCGGCCTGCGGGTTACTACAAGGCGCAGGCTCAGCAGGCTTTCAACGCCTACATCCGTGCGCGTGATGCTGATTTGCCATGCATCAGCTGCAGTGAAACAAATCCCCCCGATCTGCATGGCGGCCAGTGGGACTGCGGCCACTTCAAAACAGTCGGCGCTAACCCTGAACTGCGCTTTGAAGAGCGCAACGCCCATAAGCAGTGCAAATCCTGTAATGCCGGAGCTGGGAAATACACCGCCAAAGAGGCGACAGTCGCGCAGCAATACGAAGCTGGCCTGGTCACTCGTTACGGGCAGGAATACGTCGACTGGCTCAATGGCCCCCACGAAATGACCAACTACCGCCGTGAAGATTTCATCCGGATCCGTGATGAATACCGCGACAAGCTCAAAGCACTCAAACAGCAGGAGGCCGCATGAACCACGCCGACCTCCTCCAGTACCAGGCCGAAAGCGTTAAGCGCGCCAGTCTGCCGCCAATAGCAAAGCACAGCCAGACCAAAACCAACCAGCCACATAAGGAAGCCGCATGAACAGTCAGCAACTGGAATACGTACGTCAGCAGCTCATTGTGGCGACCGCAGATTTGAGCGGGGCGACGAAAGGGCAGCTGGTAGCTTTCGCCGAGAACGCGCAATTCACCGCGACAGCGCGCAGTAGGGGGAGAAAAAAGGTATTCGACAAGGATAAGCAGCGCATGGTCAACCCGGACGGACCACCGATGAGTGGCTGCCAATCCCGCGCCAAGGGCTCATCTATCGCGCTGGTTAGCCCGGTAGAGTTTGGCACTGCGTCATGGCGCCGCGCTGTCCTGTCGCTGGAGGATCACCAGAAAGCTTGGCTGCTGTGGAACTACAGCGAGAATGTTAGCTTTGAGCACCAGGTGGCGATCACCCAATGGGCATGGGCAGAGTTCCGGGAACAGCTTGGCACGAAGAAAGTGGCCGGCAAGACGATGGAGCGCCTGAAAAAGCTTATCTGGCTGGCGGCGCAGGACGTCAAAATGGAGCTGGCGGGTCGTGAGACTTACGAATATCAGAAGATGGCGGAACTGGTCGGTGTAACGCCAAAGAACTGGTCCGAGACGTTTACGGAGCGCTGGATTGATATGCGCCGCATCTTTCTGCGACTGGATAGCGGGGCTTTATTGCAGGTAACGCGATCACGTTCACAACAAAAGGCGACAAATTTAGATTTGAGAGGATATAAGTAATGGACCAAGAAACTCTTAAATCTATTCTTAAGTACGACGCCTTTTCTGGTTTGTTTTCATGGGCAGTGAAAAGGCAGAAGGTGGTTGTAGGAAGCGTTGCTGGAAGCAAAAATTCTCTTGGCTATGTGCAAATAAAAATTTCTGGGAAACTTTATCATGCTCATCGCCTTGCATGGCTCTACGTGTACGGATATATGCCAGAAAAAGAGATCGATCACATAAACAGAATAAGAGACGACAACAGGATTGCCAATCTTAGAGAAGCAACAAGCCAACTTAACTCTCTTAACACTGGTATCTATAAAAATAACACATCAGGTAGCAAGGGTATTTATTACAACAAAAGAGCAAAAAAGTGGCAGGCTCAAATTCTTGTAGACGGAAAGCGCGAGTACTTAGGCCTCTACGATGATGTAAAAAGAGCGGATATAGCATATAGAATTGCTAATCACTTCAGGCTTGCAAAACTGGATTGAAACGCATATATTTCATGTAAATCTGATATCGTCGCCATAGCTTTGATTGTCGACTGAACATAAAAACCTCGCCACCGTGCGGGGTTTTGTCGTTTCTGGAGCCAGCATGTCCGAGAAAATCGCAGAGCAATTGGTCTTCCACCCTGCCAGTGAAAAACTGACAAAGGATCTGGATGGTGAGTGGGTGATTCTGCTCAACCCATGCGATGGCTGGCATATTGCCCATGTATTGGCGTTTGAAGAGGATGGCGAGGTCTACCATGTCGGCGCATATCAATTTGCGGGTGGAGAATTTGAACCGCATGAGTTTTATGTTGCCTGGGCGCTGCTTCCTGATTCGATAAAGTTGTCTGACCGATTTGAAGACCAGCGCCTGACGCCTGAAATCCGAGAGGCGCGCTTTCGTGAATGGTTAGCCAAAACCAGTAAGTGATTTATTGCCATATTTGCCTGTAGCTCAGAGGAAAGAGCACCCGCCTTCTAAGCGGTTGGTCGCTGGTTCGAATCCAGCCAGGCGAGCCAAACCCAGCCAGGGTATTTACGGCCAGAGAGCCGACATTGCCTTACCCTCATCTTCCTGGCTTGTCGCCAGGTTTTTTATTCCAGGCTCCGGGAACCATCATCGACACGCCTACTTGTTAAATCGTCCCGAGGGCCTGAACCAACTACACACGGAATAAATATGTCTGAGACCTTCACTATCGTAGGCGTTGGTCTTACATCGTCATCAGTCGGTGTAACCTTTGCCACGCTGTTTCCGGAGGCGACTCCAGCAGTGATGCTCGGATCGCTTGCCGGAACGGCGCTATACGTTCTGACCTCAGATCCCCATCAACTCTGGAAGCAGGCTATCTTTGCGCTGATATCGTTTATCAGTGGCGTGTTCTTCTCCGTTCCCATGGCGAAAATCATGGCCGGAATAATCAACACGCCGTTAAGCCTGATGAAGCCACCGGCCAGCATTGAGGTATCGCCAGCTGTCGGTGCAATTGTCACTGCTTCCATTTCCGTGGCAGTCCTGCTGCGTATTCTCCGCAAATCCAAAAGCGGGAAGATGCCGGGGCTGGGGGAGGAAGATAAATGACATGGCAGCTTCTTCTGATGGATGCAAACGCCATAGTTTGCCTGTTAATCATGGTCAGGCTGATGTTTTTCCGGAAAGAGGGAAAGCGTCATCGCCTGAGTGTCGCGGTACTGGCCTATCTGGTCATACTTGCCGCCGGATTCAATGCCTTCAACATTCTGCTCGGCCACTACGTACAGGTTAACCTCGGCGATCTGCTTCTGAACTCCGTCATCTGCATAGCGGTGTGGCTGGCACGTGGGAACCTGGCGAGGGTCGTTATAACGGAGTAGTCCATGCAAACCAGTGATAAAGGCATTGCCCTGATCAAGCAGTTCGAAGGCTGCAAGCTCACCGCGTACCAGGACAGCGTCGGAGTGTGGACGATCGGATACGGATGGACTCAGCCTGTCGACGGAAAACCAATCCGCGCCGGGATGACGATTAAGCAGGAAACGGCAGAACGCCTGCTGAAGACAGGACTGGTCAGCTACGAAAGTGACGTGTTCCGCCTGGTCAAAGTGGGGCTGACTCAGGGGCAATTTGACGCCCTGGTGTCGTTCACGTATAACCTCGGCGCCCGGTCACTGTCGACATCGACCCTGCTGCGAAAACTCAACGCCGGTGATTACGCTGGCGCTGCCGATGAGTTCCTGCGCTGGAATAAAGCTGGTGGCAAGGTCCTGAATGGGCTGACCCGTCGGCGTGAGGCGGAGCGCGATTTATTTCTTGGGCAATGAGGTGTCTTGTGAAAGAACTTTCTGATTACCTTGAAATAAATAATAGATCGCCAAGTGGTCTTGTATGGAAGAAATCGCCTGGCGCGAAGATTAATGCCGGAGACCCAGCATTTACGACAGTTACACGTTCAGGTTATTACGCTGGTAAGTTCTGCGGTGCGCGATTGTCAGCCCACGTGGTGGTTTTCTTCTTACATAATGGGTTTCTACCAAAAGGTGAGGTTGACCATATTGATGGGGATAGGACCAACAATGATCCGAAAAACCTAAGAGATGTCAGCCGCTCTGTCAACGCGCAAAACAGGAAGAAAGCAAAGGGCTACAGCTTTCATAAGCGTATCAATAAGTATATTGCCACCATAAATGAACCTGGAACTGGTAAGCGTTTGCATCTCGGTTACTTTGAAAATGAGATTGATGCAAGGAACGCCTACCTTACTGCCAAAAGGTCATTACACATTGGTTACGTAGGAGAGCATTCGTGATTAGCGCACTGGTTAAGCGTTACTGGCTGCAGTTGCTGGTGGTGGCGTTAATCGGCGTGCTGGCGTTCTTCGTGAACCGCTACCGCGACAACGCCATCGCCTACAAAGACCAGCGCGATAAAGAAACGGTCAGGGCAGACAAATCAGAGGCGATCACCAACAACGTGATCACCACGATGAACATCATCCGTGACATCTCACAGGCTACCCAGAATGCAAAGAACGAACTGGCCAAAAAAGGCGAGGCGCGCATTGTCTACATCAGGCAGGCGCTTGAAGGCGATCCGTGCGCTAACCAGCTTGTTCCTTCTGCCGCTGCTGACAGCCTGCGGGAATACGCAGACAGTTTACGTTCCGGCCCCGGTGGTGCCGATAAGCGCTGACCTGACAGCAGACACGCCGATCCCCGGAATGGCGGTTCCGTTCACGTGGCAGGCAAGTCTTGAGTTAAACGCTCAGCTCTACACGGCGCTCGGGCAGTGCAATCTGGATAAAGCAGCAATCAGGAAAATCGAATCATCAAGAGCCTCGCAATAGCGGGGCTTTTTTATGCCCGCGCATCTCACGCGCACTTCACAACGAGAGCCTTTCAGTAAGCGAGCCTGAGAACAGCCGTTATAGGTGGCGACCTCTCTCGGGCGGCTTTTCTGTGAGACAGGCTCACTTTCTAAAAGGAAAAAACGCTATGAATCATCAATTGGCTAATCTCGATTTCCGGGACATGGTGGCTGTTTCTGGTGATCGCGTGATCACAACCTCCCGTAAGGTGGCAGCTTACTTCGACAAGCAGCATCACCACATCATTCAGAAAATCGAAAAGCTAGACTGTTCGAATGAATTTCTAACCAGCAACTTTTCGCGGGTTACCTATGAACACAAAGGTAATCAGTATGTTGAATATGAAATCTCCAAAGACGGCGCGATGTACATCATTATGTCGTTTACCGGCAAAAAAGCTGCCGCCATCAAAGAGGCGTTTATCAAAGCGTTTAATTGGATGCGTGACAGGCTGATGGAGCTGGCTCACTCATACCAAAGAGAGCACAACGAGTTAATGCTGGAGTTCATGAAGGAAAAGGATGTTGCCAGTATGTCAGGACGCTTGCTGAATCGCTGGGGCAGGATCAAAAAACCGCAACTCATAGCAAGAATCGAAAGGCTTGAGCAGCAGGCGCAAATATCGATCCCCGGACTGCCAAAGTGACCATTACAAAGCTCATCTACGGGTGGGCTTGATAATGGATATACACTACAGCGGATAATCAACCAAATATCCCCATAAGCGGATAAAGAGGCTCTCAATGTCCGACATCTACCAAATCACGTTAACCACCCAAACAGGCGAAACCTTCACTGGCAAGATGTCACGACGTCAGCCTGAGCTGGTTAACGGCTTTGTGCCGCTGGCAACGGAGACGGGGCAATGGCTGTATTTCGCTCCTGCCGATGTAAAGCGCGTTGAGTTCACGCCAGTTCATACCGAGGAAGAAACCAATGGCGACTCGCAGACTGTCAGTTGAAATCAAGAGCAGGTGGTGGGTGCCGGTCTACCTCAGGACGCTGAAAATGTTCTGCGTGATGATGTGTTGCGAGCCTAACTACCAAAAGGTGGGTAACTTCCTCGTTAAGCATGGCATTAGCCAGAAGTTGAAGGTGGAGCCGGTAAAATACAAAACGGAGTAACTCATGGCTAACGATGACGAGCGCAGGCCATATCCGCCAGTTAACTTCATCGACTCCGACAACTGGCAGCCATACACCAGGTTGATCCCCGCCAATGAAGTTCATGAGTGGATAAGCCGACAAATCATCAGCGATACCGGTAGCATTCATAACCCTGATCACGGACACCTGTTAGAGGCGGATCTCTGCTTCATGTGGGCGTCCGATTCGTTCGCGAAAAAAGGTCGCTACGTTCTCGGCCAGGCCGAACAGGTAATGCTCCGTGCCGGTGGTTGGCAGAAAGCCAGAATGGAACAGCAGATGCATGAATGGTTCGGGCGCATACCGAAGTTCATCATCACGCTGGCAGCCGATTACTGCTCACAATGCAGTGACCTTGAGTTCTGCGCACTGGTAGAGCATGAGCTTTACCACATCGCACAGGCCACCGATGATTTCGGAGCGCCTAAGTTCAACAAAGAGACCGGGCAGCCAGTGCTTACACTGCGCGGCCACGACGTCGAGGAATTCACTGGTGTCGTACGGCGATACGGTGCCAGCAAAGAAGTACAGGAGCTCGTTGATGCGGCCAATGCGCCTGCTGAAGTGGCTCACATCGATATAGCCAGGTCATGCGGGACGTGCATGTTAAAGCTGGCCTAACAATATGACTGATTATGACAGGCAGGTAATCCATGGCGACACTGAAAGGTGAGGTCAAAGCCTTCATCGTTCAGTCCCTTGCCTGCTTCGATACCCCATCCCAGGTGGTTGAGCTGGTCAAAAAAGAATTTGGCCTGAGCATCACTCGTCAGCAGGTCGAATCACACGACCCGACGAAAGCAAACGGCAGGGGGCTGGCGCAGAAGTGGGTGGACATGTTCAATGCCACCCGCGAACGCTTCCAGAATGAAATCTCCGATATTCCGATCGCAAATAAAGCGTACCGTTTGCGCGTTCTCGACCGAATGGCGACCAATGCTGAAAAGATGAAGAACTACGGCATGACCTCTCAACTTATCGAGCAGGCCGCCAAAGAAATGGGCGATGCCTACACCAATCGCCAGAAAATCGAGCATTCAAGCCCTGATGGCAGCATGACTCCGCAGCCGACCATCATCCAGTTGTTACCCGTTGAGCCGAAAGCATGAGTAAAGCCGTTCAACTGCCGATCCCCGCCAAGCTTGCGCCGCTGTTCACCGCCGTGAATAAGCGCTACCGGTGCTCGCATGGTGGACGTGGCAGCGCCAAGACGCGCACATTCGCACTGATGACTGCCGTAAAGGCGTATCAGTCGATGATGAACGGTGAAAGCGGCGTGGTGCTCTGCGCGCGTGAGTTCATGAACTCGCTTGAAGAGTCGAGTATGCAGGAGGTGAAACAGGCTATCCTGTCTGTTCCCTGGCTGGCTTCCAACTTTGATATCGGCGAGAAGTACATCCGCACCATCGACAAGAGCGTTAACTACGTGTTCTGCGGTCTGCGGCATAACCTCGACAGCATCAAGTCGAAAGCGCGCATCTTGCTCTGTTGGGTTGATGAGGCTGAATCAGTCAGCGAAATAGCCTGGCAGAAGCTGAGCCCGACCGTTCGTGAGGAAGGTTCAGAGATTTGGGTGACATGGAACCCGGAGCGCGACGGCAGCGCCACGGATAAGCGTTTCCGTAAAGAGGCTGGCGACGACTGTATCACCGTTGAGATGAACTACACGGATAACCCGTGGTTCCCTGACGTGCTGGAAGGTGAGCGGCAGAACGATCAGCGCCGCCTCGACCCGGCAACATACGCGTGGGTTTGGGAAGGTGCTTACCTCGAAAACTCTGATAAGCAGGTGTTGGCCGGAAAATACCGGATCGCTGAGTTCTCGGACCAGCTATGGAAAGAGGCCGATCGCCTGTTCTTCGGTGCTGACTTCGGTTTCGCCAAAGACCCTAACACGCTGGTGCGCTCGTTCATCCTGCACAACCGGCTGTACATCGAATACGAGGCATACGGTCAGCAGACAGAGCTCGACCATATGCCAGAGCTATACGACACAATCCCCGGATCGCGTGACTGGCCAATTAAGGCTGACGCGGCACGACCTGAGACGATAAGCTATCTCAAGCGGCAGGGCTTCAACATCTCAGCCGCCGAAAAATGGCAGGGAAGCGTTGAGGACGGTATCGCCCATCTTCGCGGTTTCGACGAAATCATTATCCACCCGCGTTGCAAGAACGTGGCGCGTGAGGCTCGCATGTGGTCGTACAAAACTGACCGCATCACCGGTGAGGTGTTGCCGAAGCTCGCCGATGGCTATGAGCACTGCTGGGACGGTATCCGCTACAGCCTCGACGGTCACATTAAGCGTAAGGGCCAGATGGCCGGGATGATGATTCCGAAACGCCTTCGCTAACCAAACGGACAAACCATGACTGACAAATTAACTCTCGCCGTCAACCATGCGTTGAACGATGCGCGGATGGCGCGCGCCCGTATGGGGCTTATGGCGCCAACAATGGGGCTGGATAATAAGCGCCATTCCGCATGGTGCGAATATGGATTCCCTGAGCAGGTAACCTACGAAAACCTCTATGCCCTGTACCGCCGTGGCGGTATCGCTCACGGTGCAGTTGAGAAGCTGGTGGGCAAGTGCTGGCAGACTAACCCGGAAATCATCGAGGGTGACGATGCCGACGAGAGCGAAAACGAAACCGCCTGGGAGAAAAAGGCCAAACAGGTATTCACCAACCGATTCTGGCGCTCATTCTCTGAGGCCGATCGCCGTCGTCTGGTGGGCCGTTATGCTGGCATCCTTCTGCACGTCCGCGATGAAAAAGACTGGAACCTTCCGGTAACCAAAGGGCGAGGTCTTCAGAAAATATCGGTGGCGTGGGCCGGATCGCTTACGGTGAGCGAGTGGGACACTGGCCTGAACTCGAAGACGTACGGCCAGCCTAAGATGTGGCAGTACGCCGAACGGTTGCCGAATGGTTCAAGTCGCCGTGTCAACATCCACCCCGATCGCGTTTTCATCCTTGGCGATTACTCAGACGATGCTATTGGCTTCCTTGAGCCAGCATATAACGCCTTCGTGAGTCTTGAGAAGGTAGAAGGCGGGTCTGGTGAGTCATTCCTGAAGAACGCCGCTCGCCAGCTTAATGTCAATTTTGAGAAGGAAATCGACTTCAACAATCTTGCGTCTCTTTATGGCGTGAGCATTGACGAGCTGCAGGATAAGTTTAACGACGTTGCCGGGGAAATGAACCGTGGTAACGATGTTCTGATGACAACCCAGGGGGCCACAGTCACACCGCTGGTCACTGCTGTTGCTGATCCGTCAGCGACCTATAACGTAAACCTGCAGACCGCCGCCGCCGGAGTTGATATCCCGACGCGCATTTTGGTTGGTAATCAGCAGGCTGAGCGCTCCAGTACCGAAGACCAGAAATACTTTAATGCTCGTTGTCAGTCGCGCCGAGTAGACCTCGCTTTCGAGATAGAGGACTTCTGCGACAAGCTTATCGACCTGCAGATCGTCGACTCAGTAATCCAGAAGGCTGTTATCTGGGATGACCTGAACGAACAGACCGGCACTGAGAAGCTAACCAATGCCAAAACCATGGGCGAGATTAACCAGACCATGCAGGGCAGCGGCGAAGAGCCAGCGTTCAGCCGTGAAGAGATTCGTACAGCTGCGGGTTATGACAATGACGACGAAGAGCCGTTAGGAGAAGAGGATGGCGACGAACAAGACGAAGCCACCAATTCTACCGCGTAACTATCAGGATCCTACCGGAGCCGATGCGCTGGAACGACGGGCAATGAAAGACTTCGCCAGGCGGATGAATAAGATTGGCAAGGCGTACAAATCAGCACTCGACAAAATACCTTCCTCCCTCGCAGTAAACGCCAGATACGAATACCAGTTAAACCCAACGCTACTCTCCATCATCCTGAACGATGCCAGTTACCTGGTGGATCAGGTGCTGCTTGAAGGTGGCGATTATGACCTATGGTTTTACGAGTACATCGATCTGGCTTCGGAGAAGGGGACCGGGCAGTCGTTCTACAACCTCAGCCAGCAGTCGCCGGTGTACGCCGCCGGTCGTGAGTCGCTGGCCTCCATCCTCGCAAGCGACCCTTACCAGCAACGTATGGCGCTGGTGCATGCGCGTGTATTTGAGGAAATGAAGGGGCTGACTGCTGACGTTAAGCGCGACATGGCGCGTGTTCTTACTGATGGTGTTGGGCGCGGGCTCAATCCGCTGGACATTGCCCGCAACCTGACAGACCAGACCGGCATCGAGAAACGCCGGGCTAACCGGATAGCACGCACTGAAGTGACTACCGCGCTGCGCCGGGCCAAGTGGGATGAAGACCAAGAGGCGAATGACCTGTTCGGCCTTAAAACGCTGCTGGTTCACATCTCAGCTCTGTCGCCTACAACGCGACATACCCACGCAGTGCGCCATGCCCACCTCTACACCAACGAAGAGGTGCGTGACTGGTACAGCAAAGATGGCAACTCCATCAACTGCAAATGCAGCCAGCAGTCGGTGCTGGTGGATGCGGACGGCAAGCCGGAATACCCGGACACCATCACGAAACTCAAACAGGAATATAAATCGATGCAGGCGAGCGGTTACGCCTGGGCGGAGAAATAACTCATGAAATTCCAGGTAAACCACGAAGCACAGCGTCCAATCCAGGCACCGAAACATGGTGAGCATATTCAGGTCAACATCACCACAAAGGTGAACAGCCAGTCTATCCGGCGCGAAACATACAACGGGCGTGAGCACCTGGTGCTGCCGAGCTACACACTTCCAGCTAACGTCGTCATGAATGGCGGCTTGTACACGCAAGAGCAAATCGACGCCCACTATAAGGGGCTGGAAGGTACCCTGGCGCCGCTGGGTCACCCTCAGGTTAACGGTCAGTTCGTGTCTGCTTTCTCTCCTGAGGGGATTAACGCAGGCCATATCGGCGCGTGGAACCGCAACGTTAAGAAGTCCGGTAATCGTATCTACCTCGAAAAGTGGGTTGATGTGGCCCGCGCCAGTGAGTCTGAAGGTGGCCGAGAACTACTCGAGCGCGTCGCAGCTATCGAGCGCGGTGATGACGTTCCGCCGATTCATACCAGTGTTGCCGCATTCCTCGACCAGCTTGAACCAAACGAACAGCAACGGGCCACTGGCGCTGAGTGGGTTGCGAAGATTTACAGCATGGATCACGACGCGATCCTTCTGCACGAGGTCGGGGCCGCCACTCCTGAGCAGGGCGTTGGCCTGATGGTTAACGCTGATCTTGCACAGCCGCTTAAGGCTAACTCCGGCGCGCTGGTGGGTGAATCCTACCGGGAGCGCGAGCAGCGTCTCGATCGGGCAGCCAAAGCCAAGTTTGCGCCGGGCACGGATGAATATGCCTGGGTTGCTGACTTCACTGACTCGCAGGTGGTCATCGTGCGAAATGGCGGTGATGCTCAGGTTTACGGTTATTCCGCTGATGGCGGGAAGATCACAATCGACGATACCGGAACCGCAGTAGCGCGCCAGGAGTCGTGGGTGGCCGTCGTCGCTAACAAATTCAAAGCTCTATTCACACCGCAGGAACAGCCTGCACCAAACCACAAAACGGAGGGCGACATGCCTTTAACCAAAGAAGAACTGGAACAAATCGGCAGCATGATCGGCCAGGCTGTTGCGACCAATACTGAAGCGGCTATTAAGCCTCTCGCGGAAAAGGTTGATGCGCTGCAGGCCAATCAGAAGCAACTCGCGGAAACCCTGACCGCGAACTCCCGTGCCGAAGAGAAAGCAAAGCGCGAAGCGGTTGCGAAGGTCCATGGCGATATCGTCGCGAACGCTCTGTCAGGCGAAGCTCTGGACGCGATGTTCAAGTCGCTGGGCGAAGCTGCGCCGCTGGGCACCAACAATGCTCAGCAGCACAAAGAAACCGGCGCACCAGCCGCAGACGAACACTTCAAGTAAGGAGCCGGAATAATGCCACGTTATCGTCGCGTTAATATCGACGGTCAGTCTCTGTACAAGACCGAAACCCGCACTACGGCCGCCGCGCTGCTTCCCGGTACTGCGGCAACTATCAACTCATCCGATAAATTCGCTCAGGCCACCGCGCTAACCGGTCGCCTGTACATCATCGATGTTGGTTACCACCAGGGGCTGACAATCACCGAAGAAATCCCGGCCGGGGATTCGGCAGTAGGTAACTACGTTGAAGAAGGTCGTGAGCTGGCGCTGCGCTGCCTGCCTGGTGCGTATAAAAAAGACAGCCCGATCAAGCTGGGAACTGCCGGTCAGTTTACCCTTGCCACATCCGACACTGATTCAGTGATCGGCTACAGCCAGGATGAATACACCATCGCGGCCAGCACCACTGACTTCATTCGCGTGCGTATGCGCGTTGGCACTGTCGCCGCAGCTGGCGCGTAACAAAAGGACAAACACATATGTACTTCTCTAAAGAGACGCTGGCGACTAACTCCCGCCTCGGCGGGCACTGGAGTGAACTGTGGGCAAACCGCAACATGTGGAACCTTCAGAACGATTCCATCATCGCGGCTAACCGCGCAATCATGACGCCTGACATGCTGGCATGTAACGCCGTTGGCGGTTTCTCCCGTGACTTCTGGGCTGAGATTGACAATCAGGTGCTGCAACTGCGCGATCAGGAAGTTGGCATGGAAATCGTGAACGACCTGATCGGCGTTCAGACCGTGCTGCCGGTTGGTAAAACCGCCAAGCTGTATAACGTGGTCGGCGATATCGCTGACGACGTGTCAGTAAGCATAGATGGTCAGGCGCCATTCTCCTTCGACCACACTGACTACGCGAGCGATGGCGACCCGATTCCGGTGTTCACTGCTGGCTACGGTGTTAACTGGCGTCATGCTGCTGGCCTTAACTCTGTAGGCATTGATCTGGTGCTGGATTCGCAGATGGCGAAGATGCGCAAGTTCAACCAGAAGCGCGTCAACTACTACCTGAACGGCGATTCAAAAATTCAGGTTCAGTCCTACCCGGCGCAGGGCATCAAGAACCACCGCAACACCAAGAAGATTAACCTCGGTTCTGGTGCTGGTGGTGCGAAAATCGACCTGACAACCGCTGACATGACCGCGATCTTTGCATTCTTCGGTAAAGGCGCATTCGGCACCACCGCACGCACGAACAAAGTCGCCGCCTACGATGTGATGTGGGTTTCCCCGGAAATCTGGGCAAACCTGGCGCAGCCGTACGTGGTGAATGGCGTCGTAAGCGGCACTGTATTGCAGGCTGTTCTGCCTTTCGCGCCGGTGAAAGAAATCCGTATGAGCTTCGCGCTGACCGGTAACGAGTTTATTGCGTACGTTCGTCGCCGTGACGTGATCTCACCACTGGTGGGTATGGCTGTAGGCGTTGTTCCGCTGCCGCGCCCACTGCCTAACGTTAACTACAACTTCCAGATCATGTCTGCTGAAGGTCTGCAAATTACCGCAGACGATCAGGGGCTGTCCGGCGTTGTCTACGGCGCTAACCTGGCGTAAGGAAACAGCATGGCTAAATACGAAGTTGTGCGCCCATGGTTCGGCGTAAAGGTTGGCGACGTGGTGGAGTTGAAAGATCTTCACCCGGCGCTGAAGTCTAACGTCCGGCTGATGAAGGGCGAGGCTGGTGGCGAGCTGAAACCTGCAACACCTGATGCCGGTACCGGTGAAAAATCTCGCAAAGAGATCATTCAGGGCCGCCTTACTGAGTTGGGTATTGAGTTCAAAGGCAACCTGGGCGCTGAAAAACTCAGCGAGCTTTTGCCGGATGGCGAACTCGAAAAGCTTTTCCCTGCTGAATAACAGCCGCCGCTCAGGCGGTTTTTTTTATGCCCCGCTCCGGCGGGGTATTTCACGGAGTCGATAATGGTAACTCTCGAACAGGCGAAGGAGTATCTGGAGAGCCAGGGAATTACCATTCCCGATTTTGTTCTTCAGGCTCTCGTCGACCAGGCCAACAGCATTCAGGAGTGTCTCGATGCGCATTATCCTACATCGACCGCGTTGCTGATTCAGCTCTATCTGCTGGCGCTTATGGGGCTCGGTCAGGGTGATAAATATATCTCAAGCCAGACGGCGCCGAGTGGTGCGTCGCGCTCGTTCCGGTACCAGTCGTTTACCGATCGCTGGAAGGCCTCGGTTAACCTGTTGCGCGGGCTGGATAAGTACGGTTGTGCAACCTCCCTTATTCCTGCCGACCCTACTGCCGCCCCAGCATTCGCTGGTATCTGGATCGGCAAGGGCGGCTGTATGTGCGGGGGTAAGTGATGACGTACAAATCAGTGACTGAAGGCAAGCCGAAGCCTCTCACCCGCGTATGGGTAGAAACCGACACCGGGCGGGAGACTACCGGCTACGTGAAATCGGATGGCGAGTGGCATATCAACTGCGCGCGCATCCGGGCGACTGGCGCGAAGGTGTTGAGGTGGAAAGATGGCTGAACGATACGATGTGCATGCCTTTAAGTGCGAAGACAACTGGTCGCTGTTCATCTGGATAAACGACTCCGGCGTTAAGTTTATTGGCCGCCATGCTGAAACTTACGAGAAAGCCAAAGCTGACTTTCTGGAGCAGGCTGATGCTAAGCGCCTCGCCAGTCAATCAGGCTCGATGAGGCCTCTTGATGATTTCAAAATCGTTGAGAAGGTGGAGGTATTCACTCTATGAGCAGCGTTGCCAACTGGTCTTACACCGCCACGGCGACCATCTGGCGCAAACTGGAAGGTAATGACGAATACGGCGATCCTCTGGGTTATGCCGAACCTGAGCAAATCCTCTGTGATTACGAAGGCGGACTCAGTAAGAAGTTAGCCAGCCTGGGCGCTGAAATCGTCGTTAAGAACACCGTCTGGACAGAGTTCGCGCTGGCGGCCACGGGTGATTACCTGCTGATTGGCGTATCGACCGAAGCGGACCCGGTTGTGGCCGGTGCCGACGAGGTGCGGCAGGTTATACGCTATGCCGACACATTCGAGCGGCTGGCGGATGATTACGCCATCCTGACGGGAGTGTAGCCATGGGCATAAAAGTTCGCGGAGCGGCACGTGTTGAGCGCAATATTGACCGAATTCTGAATGATATTCAGGGTCGAAAAATAATTCGAGCGCTCCAGTCGGCGATGATTCTGGGGGCGGCAAGAGCGGCGCTCTACACACCGATCGACACCTCAGCGCTATTAAATAGCCAGTTTCGAGAAATCGTAGCTGACGGAGCAGTAATCACAGGCAGGGTAGGTTACTCGACCAACTATGCCGTTTATGTTCATGATCCGGCCAATCCACAGAGGTTCCGTCGCTCGACTGCTAAAAAGGAATTTCTCACTCTTGGATTTGAAGAGGAGCGTTCTGCCATTGATGATGTTGTGCGTAAGGAACTTTCACTATGACACCAATGATGTACGAACGGGTCAGAAACATGTTCGGCGACGCCGGGCTAACGGCCGGGTTCACGGTGCAACAGCTGATGTACGACGACCCGGGAGATCTGTCGAAAGCGATCATGGTGTTCAGGCCAAACGGCGGGTCGAATATTCGTACTGACCTAGGCTCTGAGTACCACGTCCTGGTCGACGTTGTCGGCGCGAAAGACAAGCGCAAAGACGCGCTTAATGCCGTGCAGCGCATCATTGATTATGTCCAGGCCAACCCAATGACCGACGATTGCGTCGGCTACATCCAGAACATGGGCGCAATTCCCGCGCCTGTGCTCACAGAAGAAGGGCGAATAGTCTTCCGACTCCAGTTCGCCTGCACCTATGGAGAGTGATATAATTTCACTGCGCGGCTAGACCGGCCAGTCGAAAGCGGAGAACACAGACTCCGTTGCCGCGCACCTCCATCTGTGAAACCTACTGTGAGGTTTATTATGGAAATAGCTAAAGACAAAGAGCTACCTGTTGAATATCTGCGGGAATGTTTTCATTACGATCCTGAAACCGGTGAGCTAACTTGGAAAGAAAGGCCGTTAAGTCATTTCGAACACTCCACCAAAGCTGATGGCGGATTTAATAAAAAATACGCTGGTAAAATTGCTGGATCTGTCATGGCGAGAGGCTATGTATGGATTACGCTGAATAAGCGTCCTCATTTCGCGCATCGCATAGCGTGGGCCATTCACTACGGCGAGTACCCAAAGGATGTTATTGACCACGTGAATGGCATTCGTACTGACAATAGAATCTCTAATCTTGTGCAATCCACGCCTAGCGCCAATTCCAGAAACCAGAAGAAGAGATCCACTAATACTTCTGGGCACATGGGAGTTTGTCGCCGAAGCGATAACGGAATCTATGGTCACTCCCGTTTTTGCAACACCGATTTTGACGACAAGTTGG